GAGTCATATAAATCACTAACTATCGCTTCATTTACAACATCTTCTATAGCACCATCCGCTTCTGGATGAAGTGCCATTTCTCTATATCTTCTTATTAGATCATATTCAGAGCGATACGCACCTTCAATATCTACATATTGACCATAAAATCCACTTGCGATAAAATTATCAACACCGTCCTCATTATTTTTGGGGACGGGTGATATTATCGAAGTGGATTTCTTTTGCGTTTCCTCAATAGAAAAACCGAAAAGTTTTGCCATAGTATAAATTTACTCTGTTATATCTTTTATTTAGTTGACGTTCTCACCACCAGCATTTGGACCAGATCCTTTAATTGCTTCCCAGTACTGAACTTGAAGTTCAACAGTGAACTCTTGAACACCTTGAGCATCGTATGAAAGTTCAATAGGTCCAACTTGAGTTGGGAAAGTATCGAAGAATCTATAAGATCTTAATGTTGATCCGTCACGATCTAACTGATAAACATAAGCATCTGCTTGATAATCTGCAGGATTTGATAAACCTGTATTATCAGATAGTCTATTAATTGTGTTAGACCATCTTTCAAATGCTGAACGTATTGCAAAATCAGTATCGTTAATAACTGTAACCGTCCAAGAATCGAATGTTCTATCTCCAGCAATTTTAAGAACCCTTCCTCGGAAAGGTACTTCGATCTGAGCAACATTGGATGCTGGTAAATTAGCACCCTTTACTAAGAATCTTGCTTTTTCTAGAACTTCAGAGGATGGTTGAGCAACATCTGGAAAAGTTAGAACAACTTCAAACAGATTAGCACGAGCACCGCCACCTGTCAACTTACTCTTAAAGTTTGAAATCGTCCTTAGTGGTGGTGGATTGACTTGATTTCTAGCCATGATTGAATTAAACCTCTAAATTAAACGGAACCGATTACTTCTTCAAACGCAACACCAGTGCGTGTAGCAACAAAGGTAAGACCAATGAAGTTGATTGATCTTGCTGGCTTAATGAATATGTCAGCAACAAACTCATTTGCGTCAATGACTGCTGCTGTGTTATTTGTTTCATCACAAATAACTACGAAGTCGAAGATACCTCTCTTCGCTTGAACATCCCTTAAGAATGGTTCAACTATATTTACAAAGTTTGTCCTTGTAAGTTCATCGTTGAACTCGAAAAGCTGATCTTTAGCAGCAGCTTTAATCGCATCTTCAAGGTAGATGAATAATCTACGAACGTTAATACGATCAAATGCTGATGATTTGCCAAATCCAGTCTTATCACCAAAGAGGATAATTCCAGCACCAGGAGAAAGAATAATAGGGTTAATTCTGTTTGAGTACAGAATATCACGCTGTTTCTTACCTGGGTTGTAAACAAGTTTTACTGAATTGAGGATTGGACCTCTTGCAGTACCAGCAGGTGAGAACCAAGGGAACTGTTCAATATCTGTTCTTGCACAAGTTCCAGCAACGTCACCGTTTAATGGAACATATCTAAATGTATTATTAAAGCGATCATACATGTACTTGTAACCGCTATCAAATACACTATAAGTGGATGATGAAACTGGAGCATAGAAACCAACAACATTTTCTGTCATCTTATCAATGTCATTCACAGTTACAGATCCAACAGAACTATCATTTAAGAATGCCTGTCTGTAAGGTGAAACGAATGCAACTGCATCTTTTCTCGCCTCTGCAACAGCAGTAACTTTTTCTGCTAATGCTTGAGCAGTTTCTTTAGGATAATTTGCCGATCCCATTAAGATGAAATCAACTTCTGTTTCCTCTGTATTTTCAAATAGTGTATAACCAGAGATAATATCATCTAATCCTGAAGCTAATGCACCTCCAGTAGTTAAATCGGTTTTATCACCGTAATTTGTACCATTTGCAAGTGTTCCAGTAAATACACCAGATGCACCAAAGTTTACTCCGTCTGCATCTTGATCCCAACCACTATCAGAATCTAAAGTATTAGTTGATGATGTACTATAACCAGTAGTTGTAATTCCTGCAGGAGCACCACCACCATAAATGTACTTAGAATTTGTATTAAGATACTTTCTCCAATAAGAAGTAGAACCTACAGAATACTCACCATCTTTTGCTTTAGATAGTGCTAAATGCTTTTCAAGAATTGTACCAGCATTACCTGTAATAGTTCCTTTATCATCAATAACAACAACATGAATTTCATCATTTCTACCACCTCTAGCAGCAGCATATGATGAAGTACCTGGAGCATCCGCTAATTGATCCCATTCTAGAGATCCATTACTTAATACGATGTTTTGTTGTTCAAACCAATCTTTCTGAGCAGTATATGCTATACCCGTTCCAGATCCAGATGCACCTGCAACTATAATTTTAGTTTCAGTTGCTCCAGAAGTAGCACCTGTAGCACCAAATACATAAGTACCACCTTGCTGATAATCTACATTAGTTTCTACTCCTGCTGCAGATATATGAGAAATAACCTTAACTTCTAAAGTTGTATCAGTGCTTCCCGTAACAATACCTTTAAGAACACCATCAATAGTTGTTGTTCCGCTTGCAGTTCCAATAGTTTTACTAATTGCTTGTGTAATAGCAGATCCAACAGCAGTAGTGTTTCCACTAGCAACAGTTAGAATTTGATCTGCCTTAGCATCGATCATTGCAACTTTAATTCCATTCCCCCAAGTTCCTGGATTTTTTGAAGCAACTGTTACATTAGTAATAGTATTCTCATCATAACCTAACTGGTTATAATGTGTACTACTTAAAATTCTAATACTAGTTGCAGCACCAACAAAGGCGTTTTTTAAACCAACACCAGTTTGTGTGTCATAGTCATCAGCACGAACAACTTGCATTGTTCCACCGTAAGCAAGATAGGATGATGCAACCATCCAATGCTCATAATGTTTATCTACTGAATAAGGTTGTCCGAAAGTCTGTAATAGATCCTCCTCACTTTCTATGAGTTGTGGGTCATTAACAGGTCCTTTCGCAAACGGTGCGACTAACGCTCCGATAGATCCACTCGTAGGATCTACTCTCCCGATTGTTAAGTCAACCTCTCTTATTACAATACCAGGAGATGCTAAATTTAGAGGCATCTTTTATTCTCCGAATCTCAGATTATGCTAAAAATATTTATGAATATACCTATTTACATGTAGTCCCACATGTACGAACGATCCCCATACTCATCTAAATGCCACGTATCTCCCTCTTTATCTGTAAAACTTCCATCCTCTAAACCAGTTTGAACAAACCCAAATGGAGCCATATCTTGTTCTATTTGATTCTTCTGTTCTTCATATATTCTCTTACGGATATCATTATCTGACATCTCTTTAAAATAATCTTGTGCAACTAACCAAGCAAATATAACAAGACACATGGCAAGGTCATCATTACATCCTTCCTCTGCCTCAAATGAATTATGCTTCTGTGCAAATGTTGTTAATTCTGAAATAATTTCATAATCGCAAGTAAGGAGTTTATCATCCTCCATCATCGTCTTAAGATTGGAGCATCCTAACTTCTTAACTGCAGATGTCATTCTGACACCAAGTTGAGTTTTCTTACCAGAGAAACCTTGTCCAACTATTTGACCTGCCCTACCTCTCATAGATGCCATTAAGACATTCTCATACTCAAGATCATACTGAAGTATACTTGCAACCTGATCCCCAATATCATTTACTTCTATTAACAAATATGCTTCATTATATCCTTTTGCCACATCCAATATAACATTTGGAAATAGCATAGGTTTAATTTCATTATTTCTATATTTGGCAACTACTCTATAAGGGAACTCTGTAGTATCAAAAACTATAAAGGCAGAATAATCATTACCAAGACCTCTGGCAACGTCTACAGTCATTATATAATTATGTTCTGGAACTGGTGTTTCGTAAATATCAAGTCCAGCATTTCTAGTCTTTGGTGGTTCAAATACTAAGTTCTTAAGTTTTGCTGCATTGATAAGAGTATTAACAGATCCTAAGAACTCACACTCAAACTCAATCTTAAACTGTTGTTCTGATGTGTTTGCAATTGTTTGTTCTTTCCATTCATCATCTCTACCAGGAACTTCACTCCAGTGAACATCAGTTGGGACATATTCACTCTTGCCCCTTTCACTATCGTGCCACATACGATAAAAATGATTCATACCCCTTGGGGTAGAAACGATAATTACTTTAGTACTTTGTCCAGAAGTAATAGTTGGATAAACGGA